CCACATAACTTGTCGGAGAATCATAAATTCCAATGAAAACATAAGGTGCTGACCCTGCTTTTACAAAAATGCTATTGGTATATGATTGACCAATAGTAGACCCAACTAATCTATCAAAAAAAGGGTTAGTGTTTGTAAATGTTGTATCGGTAAAAGTATCGGCATTTTGTGTACCATCTGGCGAAATTGCAGTATTAGCCGTAATTGTTGACCTTGTTTTACTCCAAGCCGCATTATCAAATTGCTCTGAATAACTTACCAAATTCGTACTCTGCTTCTCCAATAACAAACTCGGACACCCGCCCCCGCCATTTTGATAAGTTAATCTTGGTACATTTAAGCGGTCGGTTGTGGGGAAATAGGGTTTGGCGGTTGAGCCGATGTTTACTTGACCTCCAAAGGCATAGAACCCTTTGGCGGTGTCACCCGCATAACTTAAACCACCATTGTAACCTTGTACAAATAAACAGTTAATTGGGCTGAATCCTATAAATGTAGCGGTCAATCTATACCAACCATTTCCTACATTTGTTGCGCTTGTACTTGTAAATCCCGTAACCGATGAAATGGTTTCAGTTGAAAAAGTAAAAATAAAGTTTTCCGAGTTACTATTTGCACCAATAAAAATTTGGTCACGCCCTAAACTTTTGACATAAATACTTTGAGTAATTACACCCGTATTAAATGCAAGAAAAGAATAATAAAAACGATGTTGCCCCGTTGCGGTTGTTTCGTTAAATCTCCAACCATTACTTGCACCCGTTGGGTCAATTTGTCCGCTTGTGCTTGTAACTTCTTGCAATACCCACGCACCCGCTGAAAAGTTATTTGAATCGGTTAACAAATTCCACGGCGTAACCTCCACCAACCCCGCACTATTTATTCGGGTTCCGTTGGATGCTCGGGTGAAACTTAAATCACCCGCACCCGTTTCGGGTATTACCGAATAGACCACATCTTCCTTGTAGCCACTCGGAATCATCACGAGTGACGCTTGACTTAGTAGATTGCTCATAAGTTGTTTAATTTATTAAGTAAGCAAGAGATACCTTCATAGTATCCTCCGTCAGTTGTGATGCGTGATTTGTAACCTTGTACGATATCCCACGCTTGACCTTTATATAGACGATTTCGAGTGCCAATTCCGATGCCTATCATTTTAATATCCGATTACAGAACCTGAAGAGATGACGAATCCTGTGATTTTAGACGCCCCACCTGCAGGTAGATACGCGCCTTGTTGAAGAGTGACAGCGCTTAATCCACGAGTAGAAAGTACGTTTGTACCATCGACTGAGAATGAAGTGAAGATAGTGTCTTCTTGTACGACAAGTGCGCTATATGCTACGCTTGTCACGGTTGATGCTGAATGGTATTTGAAACCATCACCGCCTGCCATAATGCTTGTTGAGTTGCTCATATTTCTTTGCTTAAATTATATAGTCTTTCTTGTAAACAAATAGCACTTTCATAGTATATGACTCTTTTTATATACGCGTAGTAGATTGGTAGATAGTTGTAGTATCCTTCTCTAGGTACGTTGTATTGTTTTGAATCAAGTGATGGGTCATATGTCTCACTATTTAGTTCTACGTTGTTTTGATGCGAAGTGAGTGTAGGTACATAAGTTTTGTTGACTTGTACTACGTTATGTTGGTTCATAAAACACTTCTAGAATTGCTTGTTCGTTCACTTTAAGAATCCCTTGCTCTACGAGTTCATCGCTCAAATTTGGGTTTGTGTTCGTAGGGCTTGTTTGTGCGTACACTTTGTACTCGTATTCTCCTGTGTAAGCGTTGATGTCACTCTCGTCAATTAGAAATTCATTGTAGCGTTCTTTGTGAATGCTTACGTCTAGAAGAATGAAATTCGTGATTGTGTCTGTCAATCTGTGATGAATCGAAAATAAGTACGTAGGGTTCGCAATCGTTGTCTTCTCTGACAACGTCAAGTACCAATACTTTGTTTGACCTTTTTCAATTACTAGCATCACAAATGAATAGCAACGAGAAAACTATGTAACAAAAAAGAGAGCGTCTTTCAACGCCCTCCTTTTGAAAACTAATATGAAATCAAGAACAACTACAAATATACAATTAAATTGCTAACGCAGTCACTACGCTAGATTGTAATTTGTAAGGTGCTTCTGCTTCGATTGCTGACAAAGTCACTTCGTAACCATTTGAATCACCCATAGCCGTTCCGCTATTTGCAACCATTGCAGTCACGTCGCATCCGTATTCGTTACCTACTAACCAATAAGCGTCGTTGTTGTCACGTACGATAGTGTACGTGCGACCTTGTGCGAGAAGTTTCATCTCGTTTCTTTTGCTAGTAGACAAGCGACGCAATTTGAATGCTACGTCACATTGATTGAAAGTAGTACCATTTTCGACGCTCACGTTTGTAGTGTTTGTCAAAGAACCTGTACCTTTAGGCAATTCGTAGTCATAAACGTCACCACTTGCGACGGTGGTTGCAGTAACTTCGCCACTCGCAATAGTGAACTTTGAAGCAGTCCACGAAATCAAGTGGATGCTCTTAATACCTCCGATTGCATCTTTGCAATCTAGAGTGAAACCTTGAGTGAGAAGACAGGGCATTGTTTATGATAGATTAGAGGGTGAAATAAACAACTTCGCTAGGGTAAGCAACTTGAACACCATACTTGAAAGTAGTACGGAAACGAACTTCGTCGTTGTCCTCAGAGTACCACAATTTGTATGACTCTTCTTCGTTTGCTAAGTCAGTACCTACGAAGAAGTTGCTCAAAGAACCTGCAACGATTTTGCTAGTACCACTCAAACCACCGACAGCAATCAACTTCATATTGGTACCGGGATAAATCATTTCCATTGCTTCACTTGCTTCAACAGCGTAGTGGAACAAGTTAGCGTTCTTCAAGTTAACCAACATCAATTTGAAAGCGTCAACACCGATGAAGCAAACCAAGTCAGACTTTGTAGCAACACGAGCAGGAATGTTCGCGTAAACTTGGTCTAAGATGTCGTCGATGTTTGCGCTAGTGATTGAAGCAAAAGCAGTTGGTGCAGAGTTTGCCAATGTTGGAGAAGCGGCCGCAATGATTTTGTTAAAACCATCGAAGCGATTCAAGTTAGGATTACCACTTGCAGTGTCACCTTGCCACATAGCAATCTCGATGTTCTCAGCGATGACAGCAGATTTCTCAGAACCGATTTGCTCTTCGAAAGGAATCATAGTAGGAGAACCTGCCATAATTTGAGTCTGCATCCACTTTGCTTCAAGAGTCTTAGGACACAAAGTCTCTTCAACTTTAACAGCACCAACGGTGATGTTTCTTTGAGTGAAAGTAGTAGCACCACTTGGATTGTAACCACAGCCGTCGGCTTGGAAGAAAACGGTAGAAGCCAACAAGTTCAAAGAAGCAGATGACTTAACACCTACTTGTACTTGACCGGCAGTTTGCAAGGTTGATGCGGTTTTAGAACCGAACAACGCTTTTACCAACAAGTCAGTTGACTGCTCGTTGGTGTAATTGTTCAAGGAAGATACAACGAATGACATAGTATTTTTTTTTGTTTTTTTATTTGTTTATTTTTTCAATGCGTTTGCAAATTTCTTCAAGTTCTCAAATTGAGACTCAGTCTTTGTAGGCGCGTGTGGTTTCTTAGTAGGCTCGTCGCTAGGCAAGTCAATAACTTTTTCAACTAACTCAACGACTTTAGACATTGCTTCTTTGTAAGATACTCTCTCAGCAACCAAAGACTCGATAGAGGCAGTCAAAGCGGAGATTTTAGACTCAAGACTTTCTACTACTTCGTTGAAGTGAGATACGGTTGCGAACTCTTCAGTCGCTACAACTTCGATTTCGATTTCAGGTACTTCGATTTCGGGCTTCACGATTTCGGTCACAATTCCGTCAAGAGTAGTGACAAGAGTACCATCTTCTAGTTCGTGAGTTGCGTTCGGTGCAGGAATATCGCCTTCAGCAGTTTCTACCATTACGATAGTACCTACTGACAACTCGCCTTCCCATTTTACGATTGTACCATCTTTCAACATCGCTGTGTCGAAAGAGATACTTTTTTCTTCTTCAAATCCCAACAATGTGCGGACTTGCTTCAAAGTTTCTTTTGCGTTCATCATAGTAAAATATATTTTTTGTTTTTGTGTTGCAATTTTATTGACCATCCCATTGAGACAAGATGCGCTTGAGTTGCTCGATGACTTGTAAGTCTTCGTTGAGTTCGCTTACAAAATCAAAGACACCTTCGACAGAGAAGCCCTTGAACTCTCCTGCTTTGACTTTTGCCCACACGTCATCATTGTCTATTAAGTAAGAGACAAACCACGAGCCGTCTGCTACGTCATCATAGCCTTTTGGTGGCATTACACCTCTTTCTCTATCGACTATGTAAGACTCGAACAAAGACACACCTTCTTCGATTGGTGTTTTGTGATGTGCGTTGACGCTGTCGTACTTGTTTGAACGCGCCCACTTTTTAGCAATCTTGAAGATAGACTCTTTGTCAAACACGACGTAGTACTCACCACGAATAGCGTCACGACGATAGATAGGCATATCTGCAATCATAGCAACACCACTCACGATGCGCTTCTCTTCGTCTTGAATAGAGAACTTCTCGCTCTTTAAGTCTAGAACTTTTTCACAATAGCGTAGCATTTCATCGCCACCCCATAGCAAGTACGAGATAGTGCCACACGCTTCTGTATCATTTGCGTTGTAGTAAGTTTTCGCTCTAGACAAGTACGAATAAGTACGCTTGATAGTTTCAAGTGACAAATTGTCGCGATTGATTAATTGATTGGCTCTCGCTTTGCCCACTAGCGTTGCGCACTTGTTGTCAACTTTCTCGTTCAAGTCGATACCACGTTGAGCGTTGTCGATTGCGCCTTGTGGATAGTCTTCAAAGAATGTTTGTTTGTCTTGATACATAGCGTAGCAGATTGCGACTGCTTGTTCGTTGTCTTTGCCCTCATTAATCATTACAGGTATACAACGCGCAACAAACTCTTCTTCGCTCTCATTTGCTTGTGGTTCTACAAACTCTTGATTGAATGCTTGAAAGTCTCTCTCGACTGCCGGTGCTTCAACAAGCGACACAAAGTCAATGCCTGTTTCTTCGTCAAACTCGTTGATGTCTAGTCGATAGATAGGTAGATTCATAGTCTTAAATAGCGTTTATTTGACAATAGATACTTTTTTGTTGTTCGATACTCGTTGTTGTGTGCGAGTGATGTCGCCTTCTAGAACGTACACTCGTTGTTGTTGAGTGAGTTGTTCGTTGCCTCCTTGTTGAAGTAGAGACGATGTCGTTTGTGGTGCGCTCATTTGTGGTACACCACCACCACTTTGTTGAGTTGCTTGTTGTGAATTGAACTTTGTTGCTTTAAGTTTTGCTATTTGAGCGACACCAAATGCACCTGCGAGACCTGCTTGAATGAAAGGGTAAGCAGGAACGACAGCAGTAATCGGTGAATCTTGCGCAGTCTTGAACGCGTTTTGTACACCCTCGATTGTTGCCATAATAGTCGACGCAATCTTCATCGCTTTAGAGAAGTTAAATGCTCTCTTTTGTGACTCTTCGTCTTTACGTGCAAAAGTCTCAGCGAGTTCTGCGCTTACATCAAAGAACCCTTGAGCAAAGTCAATCAACTTATCATAGTGCGCTTTTACTAGAAGCGCGTATTTTTCTTGCTCTGTGTATTCTCTGCGATAGCGTTGTACACTCAACGTAGTCTTTTGCGCTTCTTTGAACTCGTGGTCAAAGATTTCTCTGTTAATACCTTTTTGAACATTCTTCAAATCTTTCTCGCGCAATTCTTGACGCTTGTAGTTGTATATGTTCTCAAGTACGAGAAGTGCTTCTTGATTGTCTGCGTATTGCTTACGTGAGTTTGCGTACCATTGTTGAAGACCTAGTATCTCTTTGTTTGCTTCGTCTGCTTGAAGCATTCTCAACTCTTGATTCAACGTACGAACTGCATCTCGACGCTCTTTTGCTCTGTCACTTGCTTCTTTTGCTCTGTCTGCGTTGTACTTCTTCTCGTCTTCTGCAAGAATAGCAAGAGCGTTCTTTGAGTCTAGTATGATTTTGCCCCATTCTTTCTCCTTATTCTTGCCGTAGTTTCTACGTGCTTGAGCAAGTTCGTTGTCTAGTTTCTCACGTTGCTTCGTAAACGCACCAACTTCGTCACCACGTGCTTTCAAGAGTGCAATTTCTCTGTCTAGTTGCTCGTTGTTTTTTTCAGTTGCTTTGTTGTACTTCTCAAGAGCGCGTTCACTTGCGCTTGTGATGCCTACAAAGTCTGTGAATTTCTGTACAAGACCACCAATAAAAGTAGCAAACGTAGACAAGCCGGGAAGTAAGCCCATCACTGCGCTTTTAAGTTTGTCAAAGTTTGCAATAATCAGAGTCAACGCAATTCCAATGACACCAAACGCAAGAGTCGACATACGACCTAGAGATTGAAACGCTTGAATCACACCACCTTTGATGTTCTTCGCTATCGCTGTAAATTGTTGTTGTACTTTGCCTAGACCTTCGAGTCCGTCAGCAAGTGCCATCGCGCCTTGAAGTTTGACCATCGTCTTTTGCAAGTCTTCGCTCTCGCTACCGAATAGAGCCATTGCACCTTGAGCGGCTTGAAAACCACGAGCGACACCTTGTACGATTGTTTGTACTTGAGCGAACTTGTCGGGATTGACAGCCGAGACTCGGTCATTGAAGTCTTCCATTCTGTCGCGCAGTTTTGCAAGTTTCTTCTCTGCTTCGACTGCTTCAGGCGAAAACTCGCCAAAAGTTCGAACTGCTTCTTGTGCTTCTATCGTCGCTTGACGAATCTCGCCTTTGAATCCTTTGAGATTCGATTTGACTTCTAGTTCTACGGTTGATTTTATTGCCATTAGTGTCCTTCTCCTATGATGTAAAATTGTGAGCCATCAGTTGTGATGACGTCGTATGAATGATGAGTTGTTTGAGTGTGTGAATCACTTCCGTCAATTTGTGCGCTTGTCGCTGTGTTAATTGTAACTTGATGACCACTCAAAGGTTTCTTGATTATCCACGTCTTACCACTCAATCCTGTCGGGTCAGGTAGAGTGATAGTGACATTGCCACCACTTGTGTCAACAAGAATCAACCAATCGTCTTTCGTGACGTTGTAGTTTGTTGTCTCTGTGCGTACTGCACCACCACTCAAGAAAGATGGGTACATTTCGTAGTTGCCTACGTACAACGTGTCAGGCTTTGTCACTGCAAAGTCATTGCAGACGATAGCAGTCGAGTTGTTTGCGCCTTCTAGAAACGATGTATTCACGCTAGAGAACGCACTTGAGTTGTCGTTGTTTGACGATTGTACAATACCTTCACCGACAAAGACACCTGAGCCACCATTTGTAGTGCCTACTGAGACGCCCTTGATGCCGGGCTTGATTGGTATGTTGCCACCGGGATAGATGTCACCATAAGTCTCGCCTTGTTGACCTTGCCCTGTACCTGCACCGATTGTCTTTTGAGTTACACTAGCAGGTTGTATGAACTGCGCAAGTAAGAACTCGCACAAGTACACAGAGTCACCATTCGGGTCGTAGTCTTCAATCTTATTTAATCGCCAATACTGACCTTCAAAGAAGTAAGCGTCTGAGAACGACAAGTTCAAATAGTCTTTCGTAGTGATGCGAAAGTACGCTCTTAAAATCTTCGAGTTCTTTGACGTGATTTCAGTCAAGAAGCGATAGTAGTATGTATTGACAAGATTCGCGTTTGTGTATTTGTAACCTGCGCCTAGACCTATCTCACGAGGCATACCAAAATTGATGTCAAACGTAGGGTTTGAAATAGAGTCAAGATGCGTAGTGACAGGAATTGAGAAACGATTTGAACGATTCAAGCCTACACCTGCGTATTGTGCGTACAACATCCAATTCACACCACTGACTAGACCTGAGTAGTACATCACTCGTAAGTCACCATCTTGAGCGTTTGGTACATACGACAACACAAAGTTCTTTTGTGAGTTGTAAGAGCGTATTTGTGTAGGTGAAAAAACGATTTCAATGTTCTTCTCTTCTTTGACGAACTGATTCTCGACTTGATATGTGCGAGAGCCGTATGTTGTTTGATACGCTTCTTGATACAAGACGTTTGCTTCGTCTTTGCCTTCTTTGTACGAGAACTTGTATGGGTTTGCTTCGAGTTCACCCATCGGCACAATCTCGACGCTTTGAGAGTAGTCAAGTTTTTTCGTCCAATCTAGTTGAGAGCCATTGTAAAACTCGTCTCTTGGTACGATTCTCAATTCTTTGGGATTGTCTCTATCTGCTTCAATATACAAATTGAACATCTTGACAAACGACAGCAACAAGTCGCTTTGTTTTACTTCGCTATTCAAGAAGACTGAGAAGTCTACCGTCTCACCATAGCCGTAAGTGAACGCAGTCAAGTTGTTCTCAAGATACGAGCCTATTCCTATCGTCAAAGAGAATTGACTATTTGTCAAGTTGTAACTATTCGCGTTGTCGTAGACTTGAACGAGTTTGATTTCTACGATGTCACCATTCAATAACGTGCTAGGCGAGAAGTACAAATTTATCGAAAACGCAGGTGAGCCAAAGTCTACCGTAATAGTCGCAGTTGTACGCTTTACTCCGTTAACATACAGACCAAAGACTAGCCAAATGTCTTCTTGATATACAGGAATATATCCGGTTGAGTTGTAGTTGATTTCAAGCGCAGTCTCAAAAACATAGTTACCGCCTACGGGTGCGACATATTGACCTGTCGTTGTGTTGTAGTTGTTGCCGTTGTCGTAGTTACCTGCTGTTGAATCGTTTTGAAAGATAAGCGTAGACGACAAGTCTAGTGATTGCGCTGTCGTGATTCTAGATGCTTTGAAACGTCTCGCTTCGAGTATCGCTGAGTCGATAGTCAACGACGATGGCGGAGGCAACACAAGTCTCTTGAATCTATCGCTATTGAAGAACGAGTCGTTTGTGTAAGTGTATGACGCATTCGAGAACATCTTGTCTACGATAGTCTTTGCGTACAAGCAAGGCGTGAACTCGTTAGTCTCCCAAAGCGTGATGTTTCGTGGATGACCTTTGTCTATCATTGCGTACATATAGCCATCACCATATGAGAACGCTTGAGTAGAGCCGTTCTTGTAGATTTGAGTTGCCCACGAATTAATGACGTTGCCACTAGAAAGCGTGTGATTGTACTCGCTGAAATCTAGTGCGTTCAATTTGCGCTCACTTAGAGTCGTAAACAAGTCAGCAGTTTGACCGTGAAGTGTAACTTCATAGACAATGTGCGTTGAGTCGTCAACTTTGATAGACAATAGACGCAAGAAGCCTCTCAGTTGCTCGATGCCGTCACTATACAAGATGACATTTGCTTTGAGATTAGGGTTGTAGTCAGGCGTGAACTGCACACTCGAAGAGATGTTTTGCTCTACTTCGAACAAGTGTGAGAAAATTATGTTGTTATTCTTTGAGCCGGGAAGTGTGATTGTCTTTGACCACTCACTAGAACGCGATTGTGGCTCTCTTATGTCTGCAATAGAGCGCGTGATGAGCGTCGAGATGTTGTTGTATGTGTCTAGTTTGCGATTGACCCAAGAACCACCTAGAGCGATTTCTTTGTTTATACGACAATCTTCACCTTCTTCAACTGCGTCAACAACACGACTCTCGTAATTTGCTTCAATCACTTCAAGCAACGAAGCAGGAATCGATACATAAATCTCTATCATTGTCTTTGTCTCTTACTATCGAACGAATATACGATGTCTAGTTCTAGATTGAAGACTTTGTCTTGTACGTGCTTCTTGACTTCATAGTTCGCAGTCTCAATGTTCACCGCTACGAGTGTAGTACCATCGTACGCAAACACGACAGGCGAGTCAATCAAGTCTTTGAGCCATTCGCTTTGTGCTTCTGTAATCCAATTCGAGAACATCTTCACACGATGACTCGTGATTGTGTCGTACGTTCTAGAGTTGAAAGATGACGTTTGATAAGCGTATGTTGCACCTAGCGTGTAAGGGTTTGCTTTGTACGTCTTGCGTTGTGTGTCAAATGTGTCACGACGAACTAGATTAAATCTGTAAGAATCAAAGCCACCTAGAGAGTTTAAGAAGAACAAGTCAGTCGTCTCGTACTTTGTACACTCGTCAATCAAACTGACGCGATAAGTCTCGCTTAATGTTGTAGCACCATTCTTGAGAACGATGTCGTAGTATGTAGCACCGCTAGGAATTGTCAACTGAGAACCGCTAGGAATGCGCACAATCGTTGCGCTAGGTAGCGTCAACGTCTGAGTCGATGCGTTTGAGTATGTGATGACTGCGCTTGTCGCTGTGTTGCGTATAGCGTAGAGAAAGTCTTTTTGTGTGCGATGAATAATCTTTGAGCGAATAGGTGTCAAGAACTTGCCATCGCCATCCATTGTGTATTGACCATTGTAGTTGACTAAGTCAATCGCGTTGAGTGATGCGTTCCACACGTTACCCGTTGCGCTTGTCAAGTTTGTATACTCTGTGATACTACCTGTCGCGCTAGTTGAGTACTCGTAGCCAAACTCTACTTTGTAAGACATCGCGCTATTTGTGCAACCACTAGCGAGCGTGTCGTTGACGTTGAAGTCGTATGTGACGTAGTTCTCTAGAATGCGAGAGATGTTGAAGACACCTTTGTTTGTAGAGCCGTAGTAGATAGGTGCTTTGAGTTTTGCAAGAGAAGTCGTGTTTTGCTTTACTTCACAAATGAACTTGAAATTGTCTTTTGTGTAGATTGCACCGCTAGACTCTGTGATTACGAAGTTCGTATCATTGTACGCGGGTGCGTTTGCGTTTGGTTGTTGTGTGATTGAGAGTGCCACTTCTTAAAATAGCGAAGCAACACTCTCGTCTCAAATCAACTTGTAGGTTGAGAGTAATTGCACATTATATTAGTTAATCGCACTCAATTTCGCACAAATTGCACAATATATTGTGTATCTCTAAGTTAAAAACTTGATGAGATTTTTCAACTTTAACGTTGATTTTTTGTGACATTATCACAATTATTCAACTTTAACGTGTGATATAGTACGCAAAAGCATATAGTTTTGTACGTTTTATGACAACTTATATGTTTAAGAATATACTATAAATCGACACTATTCTCAAAAAGTGTCAAAATATAGTAACAAATTTCTACTAGTATTTGTTACAACATCTCATTGAGAACAGCGATAACGTAGGGTTGAAATCCTTTGTTTGCGCTTTGCTCTAGTCGTTTGTTGCGCTCTTGCGTCTGTGCTTTGTAATAAGCGATTGCGTTGAAGAACTCAATCAATGACATCTCAAGAAAGAACTCCCATTTTGTTCTGTCACGATTTGCCATCTTGTCGATGAGTTCTAGCCACGAGAAAGGACTTACCTCTACTTGCTCAAGTTGCTCATCTCCTGCTTCAAATAATCGAGGGTAGCGGTCAACAACTGCGGATAGAGTGCCAAGAAAAAAGATGCGTAAGCGTAAGCAAAAGAACAACTCAACGTCTTGAAGTCTTCGCATCGTGACTCAAAGTTCTGAGCGACTTGACCTTTGTTGATTTGAACGCGACGACCAAAGATGTCGACTTCGTACGATAGCATCGCTAGAATCTTGTGTAAGTTCTCAATGATGTCGTCTGCTTTGATTTGCTGTAACTCAATAAAGTGGTGAGCGTTCATCTCTTGTGCGTTCGTGATAAGACGATAGCGTTTGTTGTAGTGCTTAAAAGCGAACAAAGGTTTGTCGTCAGGTAGTTCGTTCAAGAAAGATAACTTCTCTACTTCTTTGAGTATCTGCTCAAGAGACATCTCTTCGACTTCGTCTATGTCGAGACGCTTGACGATAGCGATTTGATGTACTCGTCTTTCTACGCCTTCAAAGTGATTGATTGAAGCGAGTTCTTGTAGTTGTTCGATTGTTATGTTTTTCCAATTCATTGCGTTTCAATTTGTAACGTGTTAAGCAAAATAAAAAAGTCCCGGTTTGTTCTTCGACTTGCAATCTAGAGCAAGAGCGAGTGAGCAAACGCAGTCGTCGTGTAGTCCGCTAGGTGCTGAGTATCTTACACCTGTTCTCGTGTACTCGTATTCAAAAGATTCCATCTCGTAACCTATTGGCTCTTCGGGAAAGCGTATCTCCGTGCGTTGTACCGCAAGAACTAGAACCTCGATGAGTTGTTGCTTAGATTGAGATGTAAACTTAAAGCCTTGAGCGCGAGAACACGCTCTTTGAATTTGCTCTACTATCGGGTCGCCTACACCTGTTGAGTCGATAAAAGCGGGTGTGTTTTGTACTAGTTGTATGATTCGTTGTTGAGTTTGCCCCCAATCTGCTTGAAAGCGTTCGCAATATGATACGCAATTATTCGCATCGATACCAATGATGACCGTATAGTCAGTGTATTTCGCTAAGTCAATACCATAAGCAACGACTTGACTGCTTGTCACAGGTTGATAACACGCTCGAATAGCATCAATACCAAAAGGATTTGATTTGTCGTCAGCAGGTTCTGCAAGATACAACTCATCGAACACGTGTTTTGGTAAGTCTCTCTTTGCTTGTTCTACTTCTTCGCGTTGCAAGATACCCTCATTGACTGCGTCGTACGCTGTAATCTTGAAATACTCGTAGTCGTGTTCGCCTTGCTTTGCTCGTTCGCCTAGTTTGTAGAACCAATTCTTTTTGCCTTTGACGTTACCTATTAACTTGCATTTGCCTTGCGTTGCTGTGAGTGTAGAACGTAGAGCGAACCACGACTCTTCTCTTGCTCGTGATGCTTCGTCAAACACACAAGCGTACACGTCGTCACCATACAAGTTGTCGGGCTTCTCTGCGCTCTTGAACTCTATTCTTGCACCTGTCGGCAAAGTCAACAATAACTTCGACTCGTTTGTCAAGAAGAAGTTCTTGTCTGTGACTTGCGTCTTCATACGACGATACGCGATTTCTGCTTGTTGGTATACAGGTGCAACCCACCACACGCTTTGACCATCGCGCAACTTGAGTGCTTGTTCAAAGAGCCATATGATGTGTGATGCAGTCTTGCCTGTTTTAGTACTCGCCGCTGTGATTGTGTATCTTGCTTTTGAGTCAAGGATGTTCTTTTGATAAGAAGTCAATCTAGGGCGAACGTACTCTATTTGCATACGCTTTCGTAGAATTTAAGACGTGCGATGTTCCACAATTTAATGTCGTGAAACTTCTTGCAATACTGCGCGTTGCTAGTACCTAAGTGAGAAGCGTTTGTGAGTGCTTGTTTTATTGAGTCATACCACTCGTCGTTCTTTGAGAAGATTACACCACCATTGTCGATGTGATTCAAGTATGGTTCACACGCGCTTACTACGATAGGCAAATCGTACGCACTCGCTTCGAGAATCTTCAACTCGCTCTTGCAAGAATTAAACTTTGTCGTTTGTAGAGGTGCGATTGCTACGTCAAAGTGTTTGTAGACTTCACCGTAAGCGTTTGCGCTAGTGCCTCGAACGACGTGAAACCAATCGCCTTTGAACATTGAGCAGATAGAATCCCATATGTCGCTAGGTGTGTAACCGCACAAGTAGAAGTCAATCAAGCCTTCATTGCCTAGACGAGTGATAGCATCGACGATGAGTTTCAAGTCTTCGTGATGTGTGATGCCACCGACCCAACCTACTTTGAATTTCTCGTTGTCTAGACGTGAGTGTCGCCATTGCTCGTGTTCGTAGTCTAAGCAGTTAGGCAATACGATTGCATTCTTGTTGTATTGCTTGACTTGGTCAAGTAGTTGCTTCGTCGTGCAAGTGACACCGTCTGCGTAGTGTAGAGCGTCTTTGATTGCGTTCTTGATGCCTTGACGATACGCCCAATAAGCGGGATTGAATTTAGGCAATACCCAATAGTCGTCAACGTCTACGATGTATGGTGTTTTTGCTTGAGCGATTCGCTTCAGCACATCGTATTGGTATTTGCCCAACCATCGTGAGAAAACAACAAGGTCATATTTGGAGAAGTCAACCGTCATCCATTGCTCTTGTGATTGGCAAATATCTATTGTCGCTTGTCCGTCCAACTGCAAACGAAGATGCGGTGTATAGATGCGGTGATAAACCACACCATTCATTCCGTCAGTTAATATCAATAAGTTCATTTAGTATTTTTTCAAAGGTGTAGTTCTTGTT